CGCAAAATGCCGCTTTACCGCTAATTTCGTTGGTTAAACATTATAAACTATTTGCATAACAATGTTGGCAATTGCCATATAGGTATGATTATGGATATGTTTGATATTCCGACAGAGAAAGAACTTCTTGGCCAAGTGAAGGCTCACTTGGAGACTAAGAAGCCCGTTAAATCGCTCGACGTGAACGAAGTGTTCCCGTTCTGGAACGCCGCTTCCGTTTCCGCAGCAGAAACCGATTCCATGCGTAAGCCGTCCAAGAAGGGTCTGGTGATGCCGAACGACAAGGTTGGTTCCATCCAGCCTATCAAGACCATCAAGGAATGGAAGGCAGAACGCATCAAGGGTCACAAGGAAACCACGAGCGAAGCCCAGAAGGAACCCGAAGTAAAGAAGACTGCACAGATGGAATCCGCAAGCGGAACTCCTAAGTTCAAGCCTGTCGATGCAACCATCGATACGACCTACACCGTCAAGGGCGGTCCAGTCGTTAAGGGCAAGTCTCTTGTTGGTTCAATCAAGCCAATCAAGGCAGGTCAGTCTATCTCCATTAGCGATATGAAGACTCTTATCGCTGACATCAGGAAGAACAACCGCCTTCCGAACAACGTCGGAATTGTAAAGCCGCAGACGAAGCCTACGCTCAAGGTAGGTGGCCGTGACGACTTCGGTGTTGTGACGAGCGACAAGCCGATGAAGAACCCTGAACCGAAGGCATACGCAAAGTATACCGAAAAGGACATGGACGGCAAGAAGACGGAAAAGCTTGTTGAACTCGGTAAGCCTGAGTACAAGAAGGAACCTCCGAAAACTTCGAAGGCCGACCTCGTCGGTGTTGTTAAGGTAAAGAAGTAAGATATGTCGGAAAAAATGCCTATATACACTCCCCGAACAGTCAGGGAGTTGCATCGTAACCTTGTACGCAACCCGGTGCCTGTGCACCAGGGTTTCATCAGGTGCCGTATAGGCGACCTTCCAGTATCTTACGACCCCGACTACGACGGGAAACATCACGTAGATGACGTTACAAAGGCACATACCGCACCTCCTCCTGAGACGGTCAACGCAAACATTGACAACTTTACTGCACCTGGCCTTACGTTGAACTATGCCAAGGAAAGCCATTACAAGTTCACTGTTTACATACCGACAACGGAAGACAACGAATACAATGACTCTATTTCGATAATTATGTACTGTGACGACTACTACGAGAACTACTGGGCACTTCACCGCTACATGGAAACCATCCAGAGCGGCCAGACGGACGCATTCCCTATACGAGACCACAACCATAGGGTTTACGGTTTCGACCACAGGTACAGGAACCGTCTGATGTACATCCCTCACATAGATTTCCATTTCGGTGATGACAGGGCACAACATCACATGATTGTCCGTTACTACCGCTGCTTCCCGACAAGTATCAGTGCTCTGACGGTAACCCCAGGTAGTGCACAGGCGTTGAAGTTCACCATGTCGTTCAATTACCAGATTAAGAGGATTATCCGCCTCCCAGACCCCAACTCGCTTATGTCAGCCATATGTGTAGTTACTGGTGGAGAAAACAGTAACTCATACTAGGAGCATTTATGGCAAGCACACCGTCAACACCATTTAACCAAGTCACACACGTAGTCCCCGTGATGCACAATACGGAGCGTCCATCGGATAGCTACCTTCAAGACTACTTTACCCGTGCAGAAGGATTTGTCCCTAACAAGTTCCATATAGGGTTCAGTGGTGAATATGTGGAAAAGGCGTTGACCATAATGCAAATTAACTGTGCTGGCGACAAATACACTCACGCACCAAAGCTGTTCAACGGCTCTGCTTACTTGATGAAAAAGTTCAGTAATTTCATCGAGGAACATTGGGATAATGAAAAGCGTATCCTGAACATGTTGTGGAACTGCAAGTCTGTCACTCTGCCTAAGCCGACGCTTGCTTTGGAAACAATAGACTCTCTGGACAGCATGAAGGACTTGACCTTCCAGATGCCAAAGAAAGTTCAACCAGGAGAGCTAACACTTACAGTAGTGGAGAGTCAGTACCTGATGTGGTTTAACTTCTTCAATGCAATGTTCAACTCGCAGATTTCTCCGCTTGTCCTGCGTCCTAAGTCTGGCTTCCACAAGATAGATATATCGGTAGAACTTCTGAATGGTGCTACTGCAAACGACTGGGCAGTTGACCTGAATAAAGCCGTATTGGCATCGAAAGCACCATGGGTTACTTATTCCCCAGGAACAAGAACAAACCTGGACGTTATTCAGATGTCTGAATATAATTCAGTCGTACTCACCTCTGCACCGACCATAGACCCAAACAACAGCTCTATGGATTTGGCAACATTCAACGTCACCTTCAAGGTTCCGAACACACTCAACGGAACTTTCAAAAAGAGCGACCGTGGCTTGCATGATAACACGACAGTAACACAGGCAACTGTAGGCTCAACCGAAACTACACTGGACTACAACCTTAGGTTCTGGGAAAGAGACAGGGGTACAATGGTTGGAACAAAAAACAACTTTGAATCCCTTAGCCCAAAGGATGAAGTCGAGTTCAACCAGAGGTTCAAGAAGCGCAGGGGCTTTATTCCGTCCATGCCAGACGAGACGAG